TAAAAAAATGGTCTAGGTCTGGATTAGCATAAAGAGAGTTCCAGACCTTAGACCATTCACTAAGGGGGAGGTATTAAGTTTGTTTTGTAATGTTTTGTATTTCAGAATCCTCCAGGTCTTCTTCTCTTGTATCTTCATGATGAAATAAAACTATTGTATAATTTTCTCCATCATGCCTTCTTAATATCTTGCTATCAATATATTCCCAGTCAGTATGCCCAAACATTTTTTCGCATACATCATCAAGAACTTCGCTATCGTATTGTGGTTCTGGCATTAGCTAACCTCCTCTTTGTACTTACCTAAAAATACTTTTATCTTTAAGTCACTGGACCAATTC